AGAGGCCATCGAATGCCCGTTACGAACAGCTTGTTCGGTAAAGGCGCTTTGCGACGTGGAAGATTTGGCATCAGTCATGTTTGTTTCAATTTGATTTGGTTGAATCTTTGATTTTTTTTTTTCTTAAAAAGAAAATCTTTATTAAATTCTGGTCTGAAAAGGATCGAAGGCGATCTTTTGACTTTCAGACCACAGATCGATTTCCGATCTTTCTTTAACCTAATCACAAACATCCAATCACTCAACTATGAGTCGCTTTCAAGGCAAATTTTGGTGTTTCACTTGGAACAATCCTACGATTGAGCAGCTACCGCCAAACGTGTGGCCTGACGTCCAGTACGTCATTTGGCAACACGAGAAGGGTGACCAAGGCACGGAGCACATTCAGGGTTATGTGGCTTTCAAAGGCGTCAAGCGCCTCAACTGGATCATCAAGCACTGCGTGCAGGCGCACTGGTCACCGCGCAACGGTTCGCACCTCCAAGCGAAGCACTACTGCATGAAGCCGGTCGACGGATGCGACTGCAAACACTGCGTGGATGCCGTTGGGCAGCGTCTCGGTGGGTTCTGGGAGCACGGCTCTGATGTGGGCATACCAAACGGGCAGGGCCAGCGCTCGGATATCCTAGCATGCAAGGAGATGCTGGATAATCGCGCCACCGAGGGACAGATCGCTGACGCGTTCTTCGGCACTTGGTCGCGCAACTACAAGGCCTTTGAGCGCTACCGCAGGCTCAAACACGGCACGGCGCGTAATTGGATTACGCGTGTGGCCGTCTACTGGGGCGCCCCAGGCATCGGCAAATCGAAGCGTGCCCGCTTCGAAGCCGGTGAAGGCGCCTATTGGTTACCGCAGCCAGAAGCGGGCACCGTCTGGTGGGATTCGTACGATGGCCAAGAAGTGGTCGTCATCGACGAGTTCTATGGATGGATGAAGCGCATCATGATGCAGCGTCTCTGCGATTCCACTCCGCTACTCGTTCCTAACAAGGGCGGGTATACGCCATTTCTCGCCAAGCTCATCATCGTCACCAGCAATCAACCGCCGTCTCAGTGGTGGCCGAGTGTTGGCTTGGGTCCTATGGAGCGCCGCTTAACGGGCGATCACGGTTCCGTCGAGCACATGCTCGTTCCATGGGTCGCTCCCGCGCCCCCGCCGGCGCAAGCGCCGGACCAACAGCAAGAGGTCGCTGCCGCTCCAGAGATGGCGCTACCGCTCCTCGATCTGGAGGAGGATTGGGCCTGGAACGGCACACCTCAACCAGAAGTAGATTCGCCGATGGACGATATCCATGCTCAACCGGCGTGTCAACGCTGCGTCCTCTGCCACCGCATGCTGATGCTCGAGGGGATTTGCGACGACTGCCGCGAGCAAATCAAATGGGGTGGTTCTGAAACTGATCACTTGACTTATTTACTCGATATGTATTGATCAGATTGAACGTTGTTCTCTTTTCCGCCGTGCGGATATTTTTCCTTCGCGGAGATTTTTCCGTCAGATGTCGACGTAGCGCAAGCGCGCGAACGACGTGGCGTCGATCGACCAGTCCGACGTGTCGTTGTTGGCGACGGCGGCACGGAAGTACACGTACATGGCGCCCGTGCTGATGTCGGCGATAGTCATCGGCGTCGACTGTCCCAGGAACACGCATTCGCGGTTCTTGAGAGGGATGAACTCATCGAACGGCACGCGGACGATTGCTCCAGGCAGCGAGCCAGAGGCCGTAGGAACTTCCACCTGCGGCTTCGCATCCATCACGCAGTCGCGCAAGACGCTGAAGCGGTCCATGTTGTCGTACTTGACCGGGTCCAGGAAGTTGGTCTGTTCCGTGCCGTTCTGGTCCGTCTTGCCAAAGACGGTGTCGAACGTGGGGATCGACGCGCCGCTCGGCTGCTTGTCCCACACCACGACCATGCGCAGGACGTTGCCCTGCAGCGTTCCCAGCGTCACTTGGTTGTCGTAGATGAACACGGCCATGCCGCGCAGTCGGACCGACTGCAGATTGATCTTCCGGCCGATGCGGTTCCACGAGCCGGCGCCCTGCTGCACCAGGTTCAGGACGATACAGTCGGCGTTGGTGTTGGTCGTCGCCAGGACCGGTCCGGCGATCGTCAACGGCGTGTCCACGCCCTTCTTCTCGACGGTCTTGCGTACAGCTGCCGCAACCGCACGATTCAAGCTCTTCCCACGAGCATTCGCAGTCAAGCCACCAGTGGCACGGTTGTATCCCGTGACAAGTGTGACACGGGGCGCACTGAGGCGCGAGCGCTTGTGCGCATTGCCATAACTCGCACTTCGTTTGCTCATTCTTGCTGTTGGTAATTTTCATTATTATTTCTGCAAAAAATAGTTTATATACTCCGTATTTTTTTTGTGATTAGGTTAACTTTTTCACATTTTCACAAACGTGATTTGTGAAAAAGTTGGGGGGTAATAATAGCAGAACTTTTTAACAAAAGTTCTTTGTGGACCCCCCATTGTTCTTTGCTAACGCAAAGAACCAAATATGTCCCGACGGCAAGCAGGTGCTGATTACTACGGAATAACCGTCCAAGAAGCTTCTATTCGTCAATGGAAAGAGCTTAACAAAGCTGGCATCAACCCAAAAACCGTGATGGAAGCAGAGCACTACGCGATGGCTTACGACCACATGTTTGCTCGCATTTCGCGCATGGTTGACGCGATGATGGACGTCTTTCCAGACATGGAGCGACGCCTTCTGGCGTTCGCTAAGTATTATCAACTGCCAGAGGATTGGCAGCTGATGATTGTGCGATTCATCTTCAAGATGAATGACAACCTTGTATGGCAGATGATTCGTTCTGACCGTGGCCTCACGGACGCGAAGATCAACGCGGAAGCTTGGATGGAGGAGCTCGCATCGCGCCGCGATGGCTGGATGTTTAATTGAAATCAGTCAGATTCGTCGGCCGTCAGGTCAAGGACAGTTGCCTTACGCTTGTTGAGCTTCTTAGGCGCCCACGTCGCCTTAGGCGAGTGAAACGCCGGACGCTCCGGCGGAGGCGTCATAGGCTGCGTCGCCGGGACAGTCTCATCAGAAGAATCGCTGCGCTCATGCGGCGGACCTTGCGTCTCGTAAGCGTCGGCGAGCTGGTGCAGCACTTCAACTGCGTTAAACTCGAGTTTCTTGATGCCGTTGGCAATGAGGTCGTCGCAGATCGACAGCACGGGAATGTCATCGCCGTTCGACATCGAGAGCAAGACATTTGCGACAAACTGCGTGTCGGGGGCAAGGATCGCCAGTCGGCGACAGAAAGTCTGCCACATTTGCACAGAGGCCATCGAATGCCCGTTACGAACAGCTTGTTCGGTAAAGGCGCTTTGCGACGTGGAAGATTTGGCATCAGTCATGTTTGTTTCAATTTGATTTGGTTGAATCTTTGATTTTTTTTTT